AGTCAGCCGTAGTCTTATTGCCTGCCAACTGTACGTTATTTATCGTAGGCTTATTCATAAGGTCGTCATAATCGTAAGTGCCGCTACCGCCACCGCCGCCACCGCCTTGTTCAATAGCGGCAAAAATACGATCTTCGAGGTCATTCATGTTAGCGGCATTAAACGGAGTTCCTTCTTCCGAGATATTACCTTCATCCCTGCCTACGGTTACACGTTTAGTAGTATATCCGTCGTTGATAGTACGGCGGTTAGGATATTCGCTAACTCTGTCTTTCCAAAGTTTTTTGATAAACGACATAATCTTAATTCTCCTTTGTTTTTAGTATATTAGTGTCAAAAGATTAAAGCAAGTCAGCAGTATAGTTCCCCCAAGCGCAAGTTATCTCGTCACCTGCGTAATAAGAAACGGTATCGTCAAGTGTTCCGTCGATATGCTTTTGGATATTCTCTATCGTGCTTTCGATATTGTTCAAATCCTGACTATTCCACGCCGATCCGTAATTGACACGGGGTAATACAAAACCATGATTCCAGGATGCGTAAAGGCTCGCATATATCTGATTCAGCAAGTCCGTAATCACGTTCCTATCATCAGCCGTCAATACCGTACCTTTTGATACTGTTGTATAGGGTGTGTAGGCTATACTCAATTCGTCAGCGATATATTCAAGGTTGCCGACGATACGCAGCCAATCCGAAGCTGTGAAATAATCCGTACCCTCCCAATCAGTTTTAGGTGTAGTCCAAGTAGGCATATCTCATTCTCCTTTACATTAGTTTATTGCCGTATAGGTCGAAGAATACGAAGCGATAGGCGGTGTCATTCCTTGTTCTTCAAACATATAGCGAATGAGTTTTACACCGCTTGCATATCCCGCTACGGCAGCGCTTGAATAGTCCGGCAATACGGCTACGGGTGCATTTGTCGTCAGCGTTGAATTGACGTTTTCAGGGAAAGTATAAAAATACCAAATATGCCCGTTAGCGTCCGTTACCGTTGCGTTAGGCGTTATCTCCGTAGTAACTCCGTTATGCGTAAAATCGCACTTCGTCGCACCGTAAACAACAATCCAGTCCTTAAACTGCGATCTATCACGGAAACGTGCTACAACGCAAGCGTCATTCGGAGATTCCTTTATCGTCAGGGTATCGCCGCCGAAAGTAACCGATAAGCCTACCGCGCCTAACACTACCTCGTTTACATTCTCATAAGAGAATATCTTTCGGCAGGTAACGTGTCCTGATGATCCTGGCAACTTGTATTTCAAACCCGTTATTACGCAGGTCTTAAATGTATCGGTATTCGTTTCAACCCTAACAATGTCGCCTAAATCGTAGCGGTAATCCTGAATAACGTCTATTTCGTACTGCTCGCAAATGTCGCTGACTAAATGCGCTACACGCTTTACTTTTGCCGCTACATAGGCATTTGTAACAAGGTCGTTATCGTTTGTGTAAACGTCGCCGCTAACCTCGTCAGAAGCCGCTACTTCCGTTTCCGTGTACTTCTTATTGTTCACGTTTATAAAAGTAAACGTCGGATTCATAGTTATTGACGTTGTAGGCGGTATAGAGACAATAGTAATATGAGTGAGAGTAATAACTATCGTAACGGTTATCATACCGTCCTCGCCCACTACTTCACTATCTATGCTATCTATCGAAAAAGAATATCCGACAGGGTTTTCGTAGGAAATACCACTAAACGCATAGTTCGGTATTTTAAACGTAAATTCAGCCGTATCGCCTTCTTCCATTACAATAGTTTCGGCAGCCGTAGCCGTGTATGAATCAGCGGCATTTGCCACCGTGTTTGCATTACGGGTAACGCTGATCTTTCCAACCGTAGGCTTGCTTTCTAATGTCGCCTGCTGCTGCTCATACCTTGTAAGTACGTCATACGGCGTTTTGTACTGCACGTTATTCGCGTTATGAATATCAACGCTTGCTATGCCTGCCGTGATGTAGCCGCCCAAAGCATTTGCGATCAACTGCCTTGTGTTACCTGCATCAATACTGCCGTAGTAATTGCATATAGAATTGTTTTCGTCCGTAGCGTCCGCAAATATGTCGATATTGTCAAAGTGATCTCCGATATAATCAGCAAATTTCACGCTACGGCAAGCCGTACCTTCCGTACCGCTATTTTTGTAGGGGTATGATGTAAAGTCAATATCCCATGTCGAACGCCACTCTACCGCTACGTTAAATGTTATCTTTCCCTCGCTATATGTAGGTGTTTTAGTCAGTTTTCCGTAGAATAACGGCACATATTCTACGCCCTCGCCTATGTCATATCCGAGTTTGAAATAACACTTTGCACCGTCCTTGAATTGATTAGTCCAATACGAAGAATCCGGCGTATAGATTTCGTCAACGTCAAGGCACTCTACCGTCATTTCATACGACGGCAGGGTTTGTGATGTTAAATCCGTTTCCGTGTCGATATTTACATTCGATATAAGCTCATTCTCAAATACGATAGGCGAAGTGTCATTACTGCCGTTAGAGTAATAACTGTACTTTCCCGTATCGCGCCTAATCCAAAGTAATTGAAAACGTCCTGCTTCCGTACTGTTCTTTACATAAAATCTTCGCCATGCTGATAATGTCTTATCGTCAGGGATATATTCTATCTCGCTATCTAAATTGGGATTGCTGATAGTCATTTCGGTTTCCCAAGTGCTTGACGTATCGTTATAGCGTTCAACCCTGATAGAATCAGGAATTAAACCACGAAAACAAAGCGTTGCATCCGCAAAGCCAATAAAGTTATAGTAATACGCCGTAGAATCGCCTATAAGTGCTTCCGTGTTCGCAGGTGTTAAAGGTGTTACTCCGTAAGGTACGGTTGTTTGCGGTGTCGGGAAAGTGCCGGAAATATCATCAGGCGCGCAAATGCGGTTAGGATCGTCAATAGGGACTTCATCACCGACAACCGCATAAAAACGCTCGTTTACACACGTTTTAGGAAGAACGACGGGAGCAACGGTATCGTCAAAGCCTAAATGCGTAAGAGAGTCCTCTGCGTTTCCTCCTACTGACTCCGCTACGTCTGAATGTACCTCAAAATAAAGTCGTGTGATAGGGCGTAATACTTCGCCTAATATTTCCTTAAACGAATCACTAACCTGCTTCATAACTTTTCACCTACTCCGATTATGTTCGCTTCACAATTCAGATAGTATTTAGGTTTGCCCGTTACTGAATCCATTTTGAACGGTTGAGCTGACCTGTCACCAACATACATTTTCTTTGTCTTAAAGCCGTTCGCAGCCATATCGTAATAATGCGCATTAAAGTAAAAATGCTTATCAAAGAATTTGCATATCTTTGACCATGTTTCCGGCGTTAAAACCGCCCACTTCAACTCGATCTTATTCGCCCTGGCGATAACGCTGCCACGAACGATACCATCAGCCGTTCGTGCCTGATCTACTACGGTTGAAATAGTCTGTTTACCGCTTTCGTATGCGGCAAAAGGTATTTTCAGACTATCACCGCCTGCCGATAAAGTAATGAAATTTCCCGTTTTCTCTACTGACATAGCGTTATCCTCCTTTATCTACTGTATATACCGTTACTGACAGCGACACCGCGCTTCCTTGACTCTGCTTGTACCGCCTTAAATACTTCCTTGCCGTCTATGATTACTTTAATATCTGACGATTCAGTATTTGCGGATGCGTTAGATATACCGCTAACTACCGCCTGATAGATATTACTTGCAAGGGATTCCATAGCCATACCGTTAGCTGCACCGATACCGTAACCCGCGTTTGCTGATGTAGATACCGAGATAGCACCGCCCGTGATTATGCTATTGCTGATCTTGCTTGCGTTACTCATAGCGTCAAGTGCTTCACCTGCCATATTTTGTACCGAACGTGTAACAAGGCTTGTATTCTGAGTAATGCCGTTTGCGTAACCCTGCGCCGTGTACGCACCGATCTTTGCGGCGGCTTTTGAAGGAGATCCCGTTTTCAGTTTCTTCTCCAAAGCCTTTAACGCAGTCGCACCAATAGCCGCACCTGCGTCACCCGTCTGCTTGATGTACTTCAAAACGCCATCAATATAGCCTTTTGTAGAGTTTTGTCCTGCTTTCTTATAACCGCTAACTTTGCTTTCCGCACCTTTTACGCCCTGCCCTGCGACACCTTCCGCCGCATTGTAGGTATTTTTCTTTGCGGTTTTCGATCCGAGATTATTAGCGTATGCCTTTGCCATTTCAGCCGATACATACTTGTATTTGCTGATAGCCGTACCGTCCTTGTTAGCGCCGTTGTAACCGCTTTTGTAAAGGCTATTGCCCGCCGTTTTGGTAGTGCCGTTCTGACTTGTTAAACCTTTTGCGTAGGCTTTCGCTTCTTCGGCTGAAACGTATCTAAACTGCGACGCACCGTTGCCGTTGTTTGTAGCACCGTTATACGCAGGCTTGTAAACGCCCTCGTTTGCGGCGTTCTGTACTTCCGTCTTTTTGCTTGTTAAACCTTTTGCGTAGCCGTTCGCATAGCGTTCGCCCTGCTTTTGTGCTTCGGCTGCGCTTGTATTCATAACGGTAAGTTCTTTTGTCTTTACCTTGCCGTTATTCTGAATTTCAGATAGTTTCTTCGCCTTATCGTAAGAAACATAACCCTGCTGCTTTTCGTTCTTATAGCCTGCGTCGCTTTTCTTATTAATTGCTTTCTCTAATACGGCTATATCATTTTCGAGATTATGCCCCGTAGTCTTTTCGTAAAGGAATTTCATTACGGGGTTATTAAACAGTTCAAGCGCCTTTTTCAGCAATTCAAGTTTAAACTGCTCGCCTACGGTGCGTCCGGCTTCGGCTGCCCGCTTGCCTAATTTGTCAGGCGATCCGACAAACAGTTCAACTAAATCCGAACTATGTTCGGCAAAACCCTTGTAGAATGAGTAACAAAATTCCTCGCCAAAATTGAAGCCGTGGTTTTGAGCGTCGGCGGCAAACTGTTCGGGTGATTTACCTAACAGCCATTCCCAAACATTTTCACCTAATTTGCTTGCACCCCAGACAAATATTTGATCGAGCAAAAACGGATTCTTTTTCAGGTCTGCGAAGAACTGCTGAATCTTCTTCTTTGCTTGTTTAATAGAGTTTTCAACGGCTTTGCCCAAGAAGTCATAACCTTGTAATTTCATGTTTTTAAGGTTACTATTCTGACCTTTTGCTCCGCTTCCGCCGCCTGCTCCTGCACCCGTGTTAGGATTAAAGACATTCAGCTCGTCGATGCCGAGCATATAGTCCTTCATTTTCTGAGTGTTCTTTGCAGCCTTGCCCGTTGCCTTTACAACGTGATCGTAAGGCTTAGTGTCAATCTTTGCACGGTCTTTCATATCCGGCAATTTAAATCCGAATAACTGAGCAAGTGACTGAAATGCCTCTGTTGCTAACTGTGCAAACGCTGAGAGATAAGGCAATACTTTATTCAATACAGGAATAAACATATTGCCAAACGCACGGGAAGTCTGATTCAACTGGTCTCGGAAGATCCTCATTTGGTTATAAGGATCATTTAACGCCCGTGCGAAATTACCCTGGACTTGGGTATTCTCCGTCATTAAGAGGTTGTATCTGATGATTGCTTTTTCAGAACTCAATAACTGATTGAAGTTTACTATCTTATGCTGAGTATTTGTATCTGTCGCAACCGTATTTGCTTCAATAGCGCCCGTTTGCTGATTTATAGCAAACGTCTGCTTGCCGTAGTTCTTCGGGTTTTGTGCATAATCAACCGCCTGTGCCTGATCTACGGAATAACCTAATGTTCTGACAGGCTGAGTTCTGCCCGCCATAGCGGATTTCAGTTTGTTTGCAGCTTCCTCAGTAGTAATACCATAGAACGTGGAAATATCGTAGGCAAGCTGAGTAAGGTTCTGTGACATATAGGCGGCTTTCTCGCCCGTAACGCCCATACCTTTAATCAGCGTGTCGAATACACCCTGAGTATTCTGCCAACTTGCTATATCTATGCCTAATGCTTCGCTGACCGTCTGACCGTACTTAGTAGCATTGTCCGCATACTGTCCGAGCGAAGTATTAAACATATTCAACGTCTTAATATAAGTCGATGAATTTGCTATGCCGACAGAGATAACATTGAAAAGTTTTCTGAAAAGAGCAATAACGGCGGTTAGTCTAACCGCCTGATTTAAGAATGACGAAGTAAGGGTGTTTACATTACCTGCCGCGCTTTTTGCCGCCGACCCGGTTTCTTTGATATTGACAGAAACAGACTTGCTTTTAAGTTTGTCAAGCGCATTTCCTAATTCGCCTAACTTCTTAATAAGCGCATCTATATTCTCGGTATTGAGTTTAGAGTTTATATCTAACTGTAAAGCATCAATTTTTTCGGCAGCCATAGTCATTACTCCTTGCCAAACTTTTGATTGAATTTAATCATTTGAGCTTGCATATAAGCAAGTCCTTTGTCGGCAACGGCTTTTGATTCAGCATTTTCGCCTCTATCATCAGCGAAAAGCGGATAGGGTTTATCGAGATACGGCAACGGTTTCGGATGTTCATTAAAAGGAATAAGCAGGGGGGCAACCCTGGATATTGCTTCATAAACATACGCACCTTGTAACCATTTATCCTCGTTATCCTGCTTTCGCCTGATTTCATACGCCCTGCGATATGAGATAGCAAGCGTATGATCCTTGCGGTAAAATCCGTCATAGTCCATGCCTATCGCAAGGTAGAACGGAAATGCCTTGTCAAACACTAAACGGCAACTGTCGGGGGTTTGGGCACGGGCATCGTCACCCTCGCCCCCGTCAGCCTCTACCGTTGAGGACGGTATCGCCGTTATTTCACCGTCCACTTGATTGCGTTTTTTGAGTTTCCCTCGTCAAAGAGTGATTCAATAGGCGCTTTGTAAAGGTCTAAAAGTGCTTCAAGCAAACCATTTTTGTCGATCTTATCAAACAAAGCGTCAACTTCCGCATTAGTGAGCGTGTCGTGATGTTCAAGGAAAGCACCGCGCCACAAAAACGTAACCGAAGCGATAGGCTTTTCCATTACCGTATTAAGATCGAATCCCATATTTTCGGTAGCGATTATCGTTTCCCTTGTGAACGCAAGCGTGTATTCCTTGCCGTTGTCTGTAAATTTAAGTGTCTTTTCCATAAGTAAATACCGTCCTCAAAAGTATTTTAGTGCTTATCAGCTTGCTGCAAATGCAATCTCTGTTGAAGGGATGATGCCTACTGTCATGTCGGAGACTTCGTTCACTCCGCCACCCTTCTTAGCGGCATAGGGATAACCCTTGAAAGAGAACTTTCCGCTATGTCCGTCAGGTGTTCCGTTGCCATCCTCGCCAAACCAAACAGCAAAGTAGCCTTCTGTTCCTTCGAGT